TATAAGAATACTCCAGCCCGACGAAATCTTCGTGTTCGGCAGCAATCTTGCAGGTCTGCATGGCGGAGGTGCTGCACGGTTGGCATATCAAAAATTCGGTGCTGTCTGGGGACAGGGTGTCGGATTGCAGGGGCAGAGTTATGCCATACCGACTATGCAGGGCGGGGTGGAAACAATCCAGCCCTATGTGGACGAGTTTATCGAGTTTGCAAAGCAACGTCCACAACTGAAATTCTTGGTGACGGAAATCGGTTGTGGGATAGCGGGTTTTAGTCCATCCGAGATTGCTCCGCTGTTTGAACAGGCAAAAGAGGTGGAAAATATTTACTTGCCCGAACGGTTCTGGATGGTTTTGAAATGACTTGCGAAAAGGTTGATGTTGGATAGAGAGCGGTTCTAATCGCGGCTGTATGATTGTTTGAGGGCAGAAAAGTTGTAAATTTTCGAGGAAACTTTTGCAAGTTTGAGAAATTTGCTTACCTTTGCACTCGCAATGAAACCGAAATGGGTATCGTTCTTTGCAAAAACGACTGTGTAAACCACGTTGTAAACCGAACTGAAAAGGTCGGGTGTCAGAGAAAAAGATTAAGTTTCGTAATCATTTGTAAATGTGTTTTATAACACAATGGGATGGTGCCATAGCTCAGTTGGTAGAGCAAAGGACTGAAAATCCTTGTGTCCCTGGTTCGATTCCCGGTGGCACCACACAGAAAACCAGTCACTTACAGCCCTGTAGGTGACTGGTTTGTTTTTAGTCGGGCACACAATTTAGACACAAACCCAATCTAATTTCCCATTGCGGGATACCTCTCCTTCTTGCACTATTTTTCGCACTTTTTGGAATGAATCATTTCAATAAAGCTATTTTCCGACAGTGAGAATTGCTCTCCTCTTTTTTTAACGAATTTTTCCTTAAAATAATTTGCATAATGTGCCGAACATACTGACTTTTGTCGCAGAGGCTGTGAAGTCGCAGCCCACCAGTTGCAGAACGATATAACCTTCATGTAATTGTTAGTGGGTCTGTTGGCGTCGGCTGACAGACCTTTTTTGTGCGAATATGATGATTTATTCGAAACCATATAGAACGAAAAAACATGAAAGAGAAAATTCTCGTAGCGCTGAAAACCAAGTATTCTAATTTGGGGTTCGGAGCGAAGGCTCTCGACGGAGTAGCCTCCATTTTGGAAAAATCCGTCACCGATGAATCGCAAATTGAAACCGCAGTCAGCGGGGTCGAACCTTTCCTTAAAGTTTTCCAGTCTGACGCTGATCGTGCACGCACCGAGTACAACGCACTGAAAGGACTGTATGACGAACTCAAGGCAAAGAGTGAGGCATCTCCTGCAAATGGGGGCGGGCAGGGCAAAAAAAACGAACCCGACGATGAGGAACCTGCGTGGTTCAAAGCCTACAAGAAGCAACAGGAGGAGCGTTACAACGCCATCAAAGCGGAGAGCGATACTCTGAAAGCTGAAAAGGCCAAGAACGACCGGGCCAATCTCATCTCCGCAAAGGCAAAAGAACTCGGTATTCCGGAGTGGCGCATGAAAGAGGGATTCGTCATCGCCGACGATGCAGATGAAAAAACGATCGGCGACTACCTCGCAAACGTGCAGAAAAATCTGGTTACCGCAGAGCTGGAAGGGAAAGGTTCGGGATTCCCGATGTCCACGCCCGAAGCGCAGGGCAAAGAACTCGCAAAGGCGTGGGCTGAAACACTTCCGGACAAAGAGTAACCAAAACGTAAAATCATGGCAATCGTATTTGAAAAAACAAAAGTAAAGGGCGGTTTCCCCATATTCTGGCGCGGTGAGTTCGCCGTATTGCCGGGGGACTTCAAACTGAAGGGAACCTATCCCGAAGGGACAAAGATTCCCAAAGGTACGCCGATCAAGCTCGACTTCGACAACATGGAATGTTCCATATGCAAGAGTGCACGTGTTCTGTCGGGCGGCACAACCACTGCTCCACATGTCAAGAAGGGTTCCATGCTCCAAGTAGGAGATGCGGTTAAGGTCGGCGAGTCAAATTCGACCGTAAAAAGCATTGATACCAAAAATGCAGATTACGATGTGATCACGTTCGCAGCGGCCGTAACGGGTGCGACTGAAGGCGTAGATGTCCTCTCGGACGACAATCTGCCTGATGCAGTTGTCGAAACCGACATGGTCTATTCCGCCAATAACGGATTCCAGACCGTATCGGCCGGATATGCAGGTATCATCCTCAAGGATGTAGCCTATCCCGTCCCTGCTGCATGGCTTCAGGGTTACAGCCTGAAGAACAACCCCGAAATCAAGTATGTACGACAGTAAAAGAGGAGGTAAACAATGAACGAAGTATTTTATTCATCCATTTTCGGCGAACTGACTAAACAGGTGCAGATTCGCATCGATGCCGCCTCTGAACTGCGTAAGCGGCTATTCGACCAAAATATTTACGAGCGATTCCTCGACTGGGACACCCCCACCGTCGGACTGAACTTCGAGGAGTTGATCGGCTCGTACAATTTGAGCGTCGCCGCTGCAACGCTCGACTCCAAAGGTAAGGAGCCTATCATGGGAACCGAGGGACTGGAAACGATCAAGCAGAAGGTATTAACCCACCAGATGTCTTATTCGATGCCTATCGAAGAGTATCGTAAGGTGTTGCAGATTCTCGATTCGCGGATGCTGTCCGATTCGGCCAAGACACAGCAGCTCATCAATCTGATGTGGAACAATGTTACGAAGGTCGTGAACTCCGTGCAATCGAAACTGGACATCATCTTCCTCGGAGCATTGTCGAACAAAGGCGTATTCACGTTTGACGCGTCCAATAACCCAGAGGGTGGTGTGCGCGGTACGATCGACTACAAAATGCCGAGCGAGAACATTGCCACCGCGAAAACGTTATGGACGGATGGCAATAAAGATACGGTCGATACGCTGGAGGATATTCAAGCCATCCTCGATGCTGCACAGGACAAAGTTACGTTCGACCGCATTCTGCTCTCGCAGAAACGCCTGTCGTATATCCTCCGCAACAAGAAGATGAAGTTGGCGGTATTCGGTAGTGACAAGTCGTCCACACCGCTGTTGCTGGCGAACCTGAACGAGTTTATGCGTTCGAACGGATTCCCGACATTCGAAGTCATCCGCCGCATGACCCGTATTCAGGATAACGGTAAACTTACGGAGTATTCGCCGTGGAACGACAAGAACCTCGTGTTCGTACCTGCGGGCAAACTGGGCGTCATCAAGAACGCCTATGCCGACAACGAGCTGCGGCAAGAGCCGGGTGTCACCTACTCTAACTACGGACGCATCCGCATTTCACAGTGGGGCAAGGGCGAAACCGACAACTCTAACGGCGTAGAGTTCACGAAAGCACAGTCGCTGTCACTTCCGGTTATCACCGAAATCAACGGCATCTATTCGCTGACCGTAGAATCGTAGTTGTATGAAGAATTTCGAGGCAATAATATATAGTATTTTATCGGTTTTACCCTATTTTTATATTTCATATAAAAATGCTGGTTATCAGTGAATAATTCCCTAAAGATCGAATTATTGTTTTTTTATTTTCGGATTATTTTAGTAAATTTGTATGCAAATAGTATGTGCAATGTATGCAAATTTTGACCTATGTTCAAATACACAAAAGATTCGGTTTCGGTGTTCACTGTATTAGACACCAGACGCCCCAAAGCAGACGGGAAATATCCCGTAAAAGTACAGGTCGGATTCGCCCGCAAACAGAAGTATTACACCACCAGCAAGACACTATCCGTCGAGGAGTGGCGCAAACTGCCTACTACGAAGCTGCGGTCGCTGGTTCAAGTTCGGGAGGAAATAGAAGCCCGATTCAATATCGTGCGCGACTTCGTGCGGGATTTGACCGATGCGGGAAACTTTTCGTTTTATACACTCAATATGCGGTTGAATGGGGCAACAGCCGGAACGATAAACACGGCTTTCGAAGCCAAAATCGAACGGCTGAAGCAAGCGGAACGGGTCGGTACGATGTGGGTATATAAGACGACATTAAACTCCATAGAACGGTTTGCCGGGAAATCGATCCCGTTTTCCGATGTAACGCCTAAATGGTTGCAGGAATATGAGAACCACCAGCGAGAGATCGGGCGTAACACGACAAGTATTTCCATTACGATGCGAACCCTTAGAGCTATAATAAGCGAAGCGAAACACTGTGGGATCATTCGTCCAGTGGATGATCCGTTCAATAAGGGAAAATATGAAATAAAAAACGGTCACGGTCGAAAATTGGCCCTCACTTTGGAGCAAATAGGGCAAATATCCCGTTATGATGATGGCACCGAAACAACGGCCAAATACCGGGATTATTGGCTGTTCCTCTACTTGTGTAATGGAATCAACGTCGCCGACTTTATTAGGCTGAAGTTCAAAAATATTGAAAACGGCGAAATTTGCTTCACCCGTCAAAAGACTGAGCGTACAAGCCGGGAGGAAAAAACGATACGGGCCATTGTCACCCCTCCGATGCAGGCCGTTATTGACCGCTGGGGCAATCCGCCAAAGGCAGACAACTATATTTTCCCGATTTTGACAGGTAAGGAGGATGCGTTTCGCGCAAAGCTCGTTTCGCGGGAATTTATAACCAAAATAAACCTTCGAATGAAACGAATCGGGGAGGCTATCGGGGTTGGGAAGATTACTACCTATGCCGCCCGGCATTCGTTCGCTACGGTATTGAAGCGTTCAGGGGCGAATATCGCCTACATATCGGAAAGCCTCGGCCACCAAGACCTGAAGACGACGGAAAATTACCTTGCCAGCTTCGAACGAGAGGAACGAGAGAAAAATGCTGCATTACTGACGAATTTTTAATACGATTATTTGCATAATGCGCCGCAGTGCAGCATTTTTGTCATATCGTGTTATTTTAGTTGGAATGATCGGCGGGGCGTATCTTATTTCCGTCGATCATTCCGTTTTTACTGCATTTCGCCTCTTGGGTGGGGTGTCCTATTTTGGTTCCGGTCGCTTGAACCCTATCGGCTGGCCAACCTTGCGGGCCTGCGGAATCTTGACCGACAGCGCCGCAATAGCTTGATAGATATTATCCAGCTCTTTCCGCATATCTTCTGAAAGATCGTTTACCGCTTCGGCATTGTCTTCGTCAGCTCGTTCCAACAATGCCAGCTTTGCCCGTATTTCGGACAGTTCCGCCGTTATCTGCGTCGTCGTGGTAATGTAGTTCCGCATCGCTACGAAAGCCCGCATAATGGCTATATTGGCATTTATGGCGATGTCGCTACTTAACAGACCGGACAGCATAGCGACGCCTTGTTCTGTAAAGGCATACGGCATTTTACGGACACCGCCCCAACTTGATGTCACAATTTGTGATTTCAAGTTTGCAAATTCCTGATTTGTAAGTTGGAACATAAAATCGGGCGGGAACCGTTTACTATTCCGTTTTACTGCCTGATTGAGGGCACTTGTTGTCACTTGGTACAACTCCGCCAAATCCCTATCCAGCATTACCCGCTGGCCTCGGATTTCGTATATCCTGCTTTGTAGCGTCGTCAGTTCCATAACAGCGACTATTATTCCCTCTCCTTTACCTCCAGCACCGTCCCGCATTTCGGGCAGGTGATTGTGTTCGATGGCTGGGGGGCGAATAGCTCCGGAACCGATACCTCAAGCGCGGCGGCGATTCTTCGCAACGTCGTGATGGTGGTATTTCCGTTTATTGCTTTCGATAATCCGACCCTGGAAATGCCTATTTTTTCGGCTAAATCCTTTTGCGTTATCCCCTTACTTTTGAGAATCTCGGCTATTCTAAATTCATTATCCATAATGTAAATATATTGTTATACGATGCAAAGATATAAATTATACTTAATGTATGCAAATTGTTGTGTAATGATTAAAAAAAGTTGTCAAAATATTTGCACGTATGAATAATTATTGTTTACTTTGCATTGTCAAAAGATAACAACAGGTTTACAACAATGAACACTACCGCTTACAATCAATTCGCAAAGGAGATCGCCCACTACATTAACTACCACTGTGACGGAGAAAATAAGGGCTTCGAGATCGAACACGAGGGATTCACGGCTTCTGTAAGCTATAAGGCCGAAATCAGAGAGGATGCCGGGGATTATTGGACGGCTCCGAGCTGGGCAATAGAGAAAGAGCGCACGACGGTAGCGGCCGTATGGGATGAACAAGGGAACGAATACCCGGAAATCGCAGAGGCTTTGCAAGTGCTGTTAAACTAACGAGGGGAACCGGGGCAGACTCAACCACCGCCCCGCAAACTCGAAAAACAAGTTAAATAAACAATTTAATACAAACAATGAAAAGAAACGATTTACAAATGATTATGCGCCGGGCGTGGACAATTGCCCGGACAACGGGCAAGACCTTCAATATCTGCCTTGTCAAGGCTTGGAGCCTTTACCGCCTGACGCAGCGTATGCGGGCGGGTGTCGTTCGGTTCGCCTATGAGAAAGCCGACGGGACATTACGCAGGGCGGCGGGTACGTTGCACGAAGTGGCGGCCACGATCAAGGGCACCGGCCGACCAAATGACGCTCTAACGATTCGTTATTACGACGTTGAGGCCGACGGCTGGCGCTCGTTCAAGGTAGAGAATTTCGTAACGGTATATTAAAACCCGCCCCAGCCCTTGCGGTTTCAAGAAAAAGGGCTATATTTGCACTATCCTAAATTCTACATGATATGATTATTTTCGACGTACAATCTGCCGTCTATGGTGTGGGTAGCGGAAACGCCCCAGCGCTTCATGTAGAGCGTAGGACACCTAATGACGGCTTTTTATTTATCCCAAATCTACATGTTACACTCTCAAAAACCGGGCACGCCCGTGCCCGCCGTCTCCGTCGTATCTGACGGAATCCATCGCCCCAAAATGGGCGATATTCAAACTCTCCCGATTAGCGCCAACACCCGTAAATGGCTGTCTGTATTAGATGCGGCGTACACATTGTACGCGGCATTTAACAAGGCACCTACAGAATCCATCCCGAAACGCGGTGATCCATACTGCGAGGTGAACCGCTCACTCGATGTGATAATCTCCACGCTGGAGAAGTTTTTCCTGCATTATTCTCTAATGTCCGACTTGGACCAAAATTGTAACCATTAAACAGCTAACGATCATGATGAAGAATAAAACCGTTGGTAACCTTGCTAATATCCAGGTTTACCGCGACGAGGTTCACAGGGCGGCGGGGCAAGCGCCCGAAATTACTTATTATCTCGGTTGGGGAAAATATGATGTACTGCAAGGCGATCCCCTTACTTTCGAGGAGTTAAAAGCCCTTCACGCCCTTATGGGGCGTGTAATCGAACAGAATACAACAACCGAATAACAACTACGACGATGACAGATATAACACTGATGAAAACGAACGATTACCGTCTGGACGGTGACACCGAAACGTGGAATCTCGCTTTGGGCGGCAATGATTTTTCCACTATGGACAACGATGACCTTGCCCGTCTGCGGGATATGATTGACGAAGTGTTGAATGAGGGGAAAGGAGGTGCACAATGATTTACGAACTCTCTTTTGACGGCTATCGGCTGGGGTTATTCCCCACCGAGGCCGAGGCCGTCCACCGGGCGGCCTACCTGCCGAGCGGGTGCTATACGATCCGCGAATGGACCAAAGACGGCGAATTTTTGATATTCGATCCGTCAGTTAATTTAGAACGTGAAATAAACAAATAAAATACAAAGATTATGAATAAGATGTGTGTGAATAAAAGAGCAGATATAACGCTGATCGGATCGGCTTTCGAGGCCGCAGGTTTCCGTTGTGTCCGGATCCGCACCGAATGCGAGGCCGAGCACCGCACAAAAGGTGGTGATCCCCGTCGGCACGGGATGCTGGTTCTCGACGGTGACCGAGTGATATTGGAGGTATTGCGGTCGAGACCGACTAAAAAAGATAATCAACTCACAATCCCGCCTCAATCATGAACCGAGAAAATGACATATCGAACCGTACCCTATTTTTGATTCGGTCGGTTTGAAATGATAAACAGAAAGCCGAGTTCCCTCGGCTTTTTACATTCTCGCATCATATATCTTTTCTACATTCAGCTCCGTTCCGGTCAATGTAAAATATATATTCTGGAGCTGGTGCAGATACTTTATGGGCACATCCACATTGCAATCGTCGATTTCGTCTTCCACCTGCCAACAGAACCCTTCTTTTTTAGGAGATAAGCATATCACACGGGGGATGATATAGTAGTCAAATCGTTGGTAACAGTCGCTAAATTCTTTCTCAAAGCCGCATTTTTCCAATAACGTTGGAGTCAAACGTATAGGCCTAACATCTCATAATACTACTTTATCTAAAATCTCATGATAAAATCCGGCTTCCTTAATTAGCATCTCACCATGAAATAACGTCATGTCTGCACGCGTAATTTCTGCAATATACCCAATTCGCTCAAGATGGGGGTTATACACTAAATTGCCTATTCGAAATGATCGAATATTCAGAGACGGTTCCATATTACATTTCATATTCTAAAACGCATCGAATTCGATGCGTTTATTACTTTAGTTTCATTTGTGTTTTTAAGTTGAGAACTATTTATTCCTCCTCGTTTGAGGTGTCGCATGTAATCGGTTTCGTCGATTTTACCGCTGAAGTAAGGTGCGCTGTTTCGGGTGGCGGATTGTCGGGCAACGTTCCGAGGTATTGCCGAGCGTTGAGGGGTGATACGACAGAGTGTCCGAGTTGGCTTTCGAGTTGTTGTCGGGCAACTTTAGCTACTGTACCGCCCCGTTTGGCGACGTTGGCGTTGGCCTTGAAACCTATTGGATTTTCGTTTCGGGAAAGTTCGGTAGCAGAGGCCTCGGCCAATGAGTTCAACAGCAGTTCGACATTGGTCATATTATCCCGCAGGTTCTCCTTTTTCAACCCCTTGTAACGTTTGTAGGCTTTCGTGGTACGTCCGGCCCACTCCTTCGTGATAATGTCCGTAAGGGTGGCATATTGCGTTCCATCAACGCCCCCGCGTTTCCACTCGTCAGTGAGAAGTTTACGGACTTCGATACTTTTCAAGCGTTGGTTAATCCATGTATCCGAATATCCAAGGCGTTTATAATCGGCTACGGCCTGCTCAATAGATAACTCAGGGTCTTGCATTTGGTCGAGGCGGTCGCTTGCCACCTGCGCCATCCATTGCTTGAAAGGCTCGGCTTTCTGTGACGGAATCGACTGGATAATCCGCAGGACGGTTTTCACATCTCCGGCCAGCGTCTTGCGCATCACTCCCGTTTCTGACCTCATGGCTATCTGGGGACAATTTGTCCCCACGAACGAGGCGAGCGCTTCATCCCGCTTGCGCATCTTCTTGAAATAATCGGTCGGATTCACGGTGTCCGTCAGAGCGGAGATCACGTCGAGAACGGAAAAATACCACGTCTCCGTCCGCTCGTCCCAAACGGTGCGCACCTTGCGGTCCTCGAACAACTGTATGGCCTGCTTTTGTGTCATAGGAATGTAGTTTTATTTATTCCTTTTCTTTTACCTCCAGCACCGTCCCGCACTTCGGGCAGGTGATTGTGTTCGTCGGGTACGTTGCTACTCTTCCGCCTTTTGCTCCGCTTGTTGGAATCCAATTTTGCGGGCGGGTTTGCGTGCCTGCGGTATCTTGACCGACAACGCCGCAATAGCGTTGTAGATATTATCAAGCTCCTTGCGCATATCTTCCGACAGATCGCTGACCGCCTCGGCATTGTCGGCGTCCACCCGCTCCAGTAACGCCAGTTTCGCCCGAATTTCGGCCAACTCGGCCGTTACTGTCGTCGTGGTCGTGATGTAGTTCCGCATCGCTACGAAAGCACGCATAATAGCGATACTTACTTGTATGGCAACGGAGCTTTTCAAAACAGCCGATAACATAGAAACGCCTTGCTCGGTAAACGCATAGGGGTTGCGGCGTAAACCCATCGTGATGGAATTGGTTATCACAATTTGTGATTTCCAATTTTCAGTTTCGGCATCTGTCAGTTGAAACATGAAATCGGGCGGAAAGCGTTCGATATTACGCTTTACCGCTTGATTGAGAGCGCTTGTTGTTACTTGGTACAATTCCGCCAAATCACGGTCCAGCATCACCCGCTGGCCCCGTATTTCGTAAATCTTGCTTTGGATAGGTTGTAGTTCCATGGGTAGGTATCGTTGAGGTTATTCTGCCTTGATGGTTATCGACTTCCCGCAATGCGGGCACGTGATTGCTCCCTCTTTCGAAGCGGCGAAAAGTTCCGGCACTTCAACACCCAAAATATCGGCTATTTCTTGCAATCGTTTTAACGGCGGATTTCCGTTGTCACCAATTGCAATACTTAACCCCGTTTCAGTCATTCCGAGACGCGCCGCCAACTCTTTTGCGGTCATTCCTCGTTCCTTCAATAATTCTTTAACTCTCATTTTGACGTATTATTTGCCACAAATATATTGATATTCATATAAACAGCAAAAAATTTTAGTGTCAATTAAATTTTTATCTCAAAATATTTGCATTATATCAAAATATCATTTATATTTGCACCAAAAAATCAAAACAACAATTAAACAATACGGCCATGAAACTCTTAACTAAAGCAATTGAGAAGCAGTTGGCAAAGTACCCCATTTATTCACAAGATGGCAAAGGCGGCAAGGCACAGGTCATCTGCAAGTTCTTCAACCCCTGCGGCAGTCAGACGTGGTACATTCTCGAAGGCGAGAAGCAAGACGACGACTACATTCTCTTCGCATTGTTAGACAATATGGGCGAGCGAGAATATGGTTATGTGTCACTGAATGAACTTCAACGCGTTAGAACTCGCCCCTTTGGTCTTGGCATCGAAAGAGATATGTATTTCACACCTTGCAAAGTCAGCGAAATCAACTAATTGATTTATTGAATAAACGTCTAAAACAATAGAACTATGAACGCATTTGCATTTAAAGTGATCGACGCAATCAATCGTGATGGTATGGACAATGGCAGCTGGGGTCTTGTCAAAGACGTAGATAATACTGTCGCCTATTTCGGCACCAGAGAAGAAATCGAACTGAAAGGCCAGTGGGCGTACATCTATGCAGAGAAAGACGATACACTGTCTTTGCAACTCGAAAAAATCGAACCTACGAGAGTTCTGCACGTTGAAGATTGTGAACTGCTGCTCTACTACCTCGACGAATAAAGCCGTTCGGGCGGCTATAAACAGACCTCAGGCCCGAAGCGTGGCGGCACCTGCCGCCGGTGGTAAAAATGAAAGATATGAAAGACATAAAAATTGGCGACCCGGTGAGATTCGGACGCAATACTGGTGAATATCGAGGACAGTTCGATAAACTGAATATCGCAATGGTACTCGTTGGCAATAGGCTGTATTATGTTACATTTGAAAAAATTGAAAAGCTATGAAGACAAGAAAATCCTTCAAGGTGAACAGAGAGGCTGCGATCAAAATCGCAATGAACACAAACGGCATATCACGAGAGATCGCCAAGAAATACACAGACAGCGAGTTGAAAGAGTGCTTGCGACTACTCAAACTAAAAACCAACTTTTAACCTATATAACAATGAAACGAACCGACCTTTCCATCATCATGCGCACGGCGTGGCAGATGTGCCGCGCGACGGGTGTAACCTTTGCTGAGTGTCTGCATAAGGCATGGCAGGTGTTCAAATTGAAGATAAAGATGCGCGCGGGCATCGTGCAGTTCTTCTACCTCAAATCGAGTACGGGTGAATTGCGACAGGCATTCGGTACGCTTAAGGACGACTTATGCCCCGAAACAAAAGGTGACGACCGTAAGCCTAACAAACACCTCGTAACCTATTACGATACGGTTGCCGAGGGCTGGCGGTCATTCAGAATGTTCAACTTTGTAAAAGTTATATAATATATGAAACCAACGATGTACGTAGAAAAACGCAGCGATTTGACATTACTCAAAAAGGCATTCGAATTGACGGACGCGACATGTCACCGCACGCGGCTGAAGTGTGGGTGTAAAGCCTACAAAGGTGCAGACAACAATCGCGACAGCCTATTGATCGTCAAATATGACGCAGTAGTGCTTGAGATTATCCGCTGCAAAGGGTGTGTGAAGAAAAGACCTTAAAAATTGCAGCTCTCAATAAAAAATCGTATTTTTAATAAATAATTCAATAGTAAGATTTGCATAATGTGCCGAACGTGTCCACTTTTGCATCGAACAGATATATGCGGGGTAGTGCAGAGGTTACCACGGCGGGTTAGTGTCCCGCAGGCGCAAGTTCGATTCTTGCCCCCGCTACTAATGAAATTTACGGCTATGAAAATTTTAACGCTTATCATCAAACAAAAATGGTTCGACGCCATTTTGTCGGGTGAAAAAACGGTCGAGACCCGCGAAGTACGCCCGACCAACACGAAATACATTTCATACCGAGACAACAACACAGGCAAAGTCTACAAGAAAGACAGTGACGTGCCCGAATCGGCGTGGGACAGCGAGAAGGGCGTTGATACGGTTATCAACCACTACGATGCCATACAGTTCTGGGTAGGTTACGAAAAGAATCGCCCCGGCGCGCTGGTCGAAGTCAAAGGCGTCGAGCTGGTAGATGTTTGCGACGAAGAGACGAAAGAGCCGATTGTGTACGAGCACAACGGTAACGAATATACCATGACCGAGATCGACTACCACCTCGGCAAGGTAATCGAGAAAATGAATTGTTAAACCCTTAAAATCATTGCTGCACTCGAAGACGAAGACAAAAAACAGCAACTCAGCTTGACGCGCAATACAGCCGTATAACGAGTGAATTGCGACGCCGCACGCCTAATCCTGCTGTAGGATTAAGTAGCCTCGCAAATATGAGTGGCCGAAATGGTGTTATTGCGAATAGGTATGCAAGGGCGACCAGTGCATATACAAGAGCTAGGCAATCTGCCGCCCGAGGCCTTTCCGTAGGTTAAATCATATTGTCAAACTTCTAAAATTCAAGCTGCACTCGAAATTCAGTAAGAAATCGAATCAATCGGACGACAGGCGCTAGCCGTGTTCGTTATCGTGCAGTAGGCGGTCGTGCGACGAATCGTGCCGGTCGTGCACGCGACATTCGCGCCGCCTTTGGCATGGCAACAGGTTAATCATGACCCCGATAGACCATGCAAACGAAGTGATTGCCTCTGTCCGTCAAAAAACGGACAGGGCGATCCTTTTTTATTCATGTGGCAAAGACAGCGAGGTATTGCTCGACCTAATGGCTCCGCACTTCAAAGAGATCGTTTGCGTGTTCATGTATTTCGTCAAGGGCCTCGACCACATTGACAACTATTTGCGAGCAGTCAAAGCTCGTTATGCCAATGTTACCATACTGCAAGTCCCCCATTGGACGTTGACGCGTGTTTTGCGTTGTGGGCTATACTGCATTCCTAACCCCAATGTAAAGCTGTTATCGTTGAAAGACGTTGATGAATCCGTCCGGATGAAGACGGGAATATCTTACTCTTTCTATGGAATGAAGCAGTCGGACGGAATGAATCGCTGTCTTATGTTGCGCGGATACGAGAACGAAGCTATAAGCAATACGAACAAGGTATATCCTCTATCCAAGTGGAAGAAATCGGACGTCATGGCCTACATCAAGGCAAAGAAACTGCCTGAACCCATATCCTACAACAAGAACAAATCGCAAGGTCTGACGTTTTTGCCGGAGGTATTCGATTACCTCCGCCGGCATTATCCGCAAGACCTCGAAAAGATTTACAAAGTATTCCCCTTATCCCGAAATATATTACTGCGATATGACGAAGAGAAAAGAGCAGCAGCCCAAATACAAGCAAAGTGAAACGGTCGTAATCAAGCGATCACAAATCAACTTTGCTCCATACAATCCACGCAAAGAAGACCCTGAAGTCATCAAGAAGCTCAAAAAGAACTTTAAAACTGTCGGCTATCTGGGCGGTATCGTATGGAATCAGTTGTCATCTTATCTGGTTTCAGGGCACAAGCGCGTACAGACGCTTGACATCATCAACAATTACGACGGGACACCTGAAACGGATTATGAGATCAAGGTAGAAGCTGTAGAGTTAGACGACAAGACAGAGCGCGAACAAAATATCTTCATGAACTCGCCCTCCGCAATGGGAGAATTCGACATGGAGAAAATAAAAGTACTTGTACCGGAAATAGACTATAAAGCCGCTGGCCTTTCTGAAGCAGACATGAACATATACGGTATATCCGTCATGCAGGACGAAATAAGTTCAGAACTGTCTGATACGTTAGGTGATTTCGAAGAGATACAACGACCGTTTGAGGAACGCAAGGCCGCGGTAAAGGAGATGAAAGAACAGATTCGTCAACAGGCAGAGCAAAAAGCGGAAGACATCGAATCCTATGTAATGCTCAACTTTAAGTCTTATAGGGCGAAATCATCATTCATGCTTCGGTTCGGGTTCAGGCCAGACGACAAAATAATCCCCGGCGAAATGTTCTCGGATATGGTTGAACGGGTCGAATAACGACAAAAACGACAGTATAAAAAATGGCAATGCCCTCCAAAAAACCGAAATTAGATACCTTTCGCAAGGTTGCAAATGCTTGCGGCGGTATTTTGTCAGACATAGCTGCTAATTTAGGTGTAGAGCGTAGCACAATTTACACATGGTGCAATGATGATGAGCAATTCGCCCAAGCCCTCGAAGATTCCCGTGAACGGTTCGTTGATTTGGCCGAAAGCAACCTGCGTAAATTGGTTGCCGGCGTTCCGGCCATCGAAAAGGACGAGAATGGCGAAAAGAGATTTGCCGGTTGGATCGAACGTCCCTCCGAAACAGCGATCATTTTCACTCTCAAAACACGCGGAAAAAAACGGGGATATGTAGAACGTCAAGAGGTTACAGGAGCAGATGGTGCCGAACTTATTCCACCTCGCACTCTCTCTCCCGAAGAGGCAAGACAATATGGGTTAAAACTTAACGAAGAGTATTAACGCACTACTCCGATTCGCGACATAGACATAGAGCGTACCTTCTGTCTTTCCGGTATGCTGAATTTCACCCGTTACATGTTCAAGCATAAGACGGGGATGCGGTTTATTGTCGGCGATCATCATCGCAAAATATGCGAAGCTCTTGACAAAGTCGTCCGTGGCGAAATAAAGCGTCTTATTATCAATATTGCGCCACGATATGGCAAGACCGAACTTGTCTCTAAGAACTTCATCGCCTACGGGCTGGCGTTAAACCCCCGCAGTAAGTTCATACACCTATCATACTCCGATGATCTTGTTCTCGACAACTCGAAAGAGATCAATGAAACGGTACAATCAGACTACTACCAGCGGCTTTTCCCTGAAGTAGTCGTCGAAAGCAAGAATGCTAAAAAGTGGTATACATCCGTCGGAGGCGGACTGTATGCAGTAAGTGCAGCAGGACAGGTTACAGGATTTGGTGCAGGTCAAGTAAATGATCCGTATAGGGAGCGGCGCGAAATGGGTGATTTTATTCCTGCGTGGGAAAGCGATTTTGCGGGAGCTATTGTTATCGACGACCCGATCAAACCGGAAGATGCACTATCCGAAACGATCCGCGAGCGGGTGAACAATCGCTTTGAATCGACTATCCGCAACCGCGTGAACTCGCGCAATACGCCTATCATAATCATTATGCAACGGCTCCATGAGCACGATCTATGCGGCTATCTTCAGGAGATCGAGCCGGAGGAATGGACGGTACTTTCGTTGCCCTGCATCTGGCATGACGAAAACGGACAGGAACAGCCTCTCTGGGAATTTAAGCATACGCTGGAGGAACTGCACAAAATCGAGAGATCGAACTCATTTGTCTTTGAAACGCAATATATGCAGAACCCGAAGCCGCTGGAAGGTTTGATGTATGGAGAGTTTAAGACATACGACATAATTCCATATGCAGCATCTATGAAGCGAAAGAACTACACGGATACCGCTGATACCGGCAGTGACTATCTGTGTTCTATTTGCTATACGGAAACTCCCATCGGCAATTTCGTGACGGACATTTTATATACACAGAAACCGATGGAATATACCGAGCCGGCAACAGCCGAGATGCTGTCCCGAAACAAGACGGAGATCTGCTACGTCGAGAGCAACAATGGCGGCAGGTCTTTCGGGCGCAATGTTGAGGCGCAGTGCCGAATAATCGGTAACAACTTTACATCGTTCAACCCATTTACGCAGACCGCCAACAAAAGGGTGCGTATTTTCACGCGATCGAATGAAGTGCAAAACCTTATTTATTTTCCGACCGGATGGGAGCACAAATGGCCGGAGTTCGCCTCGCATGTCAAATCATACCGTAAGCAGCAGGAGTTCAACAGCCATGACGACGCCGAAGATGCCCTGACCGGAGTAATCGAAAAGCGGGGGTATTTCAACAATGAAGAAGATTTAGACAAAGAGGATTTAGGAATTTGGTAAAAAGTACGGATATGGGATTTATGGACAACCTACTCAATGCGATACGCAATAAATATCTGAATGCAACCGGTGCAGAACGTGATCTGCTTACGCTTATCAAGGACAAAGACATTACACAGGCTCAAACACTTATGCAGAATCGCGATACGGAGGTTTTGCAGGCGATTCAGGAATATAACCCCGAACTCCACCGTATTATGCGAAAGGCCGATAAGATGCGGAAAGGCCAGGAGCCTTATCGTACCGAGAAGTTGCCTCGTGCACGACAGAAGTACATCAATGAGGTGGAACTATTCTTTCTGCTCGGGAATCCGATACGATGGAAGAAGGTGAACAACGAAGGTTCGGACGAGGCTTTCGAAGCATATAATCAATTTTTGCAAGATACACGATTCAACGTTTCCATGCGTAAAGCAAAACGCATTGCGGGAGCAGAAACTGAATGTGCCAAGCTCTACCACATCTATCGGGACGAGAATTTCCAACCGCAGGTAAAAGTTGTGGTAATTTGCAAGTCGAAAGGATACACCCTACGTCCATTATTCGACCTATACGAGAACCTCATTGCATTCGGGTATGGGTACTACCTTAAAGAGGGGACATCAACTATCGAGCATTTCGATATTCAAACACCTGATACGATCTACCGATGCAAACGAGGATCTCTTAATTGGGAGGTTATTGCAACTCCCAATCCAACCGGAAAAATCAATGTTATCTACTACCGACAGGATAAAGCGTGGGGAGGCCTCAACCCCCGCATAGACCGCGAGGAGGATATAGACAGCAAAATATCCGACACAAATAACTATTTCGCAGACCCTATCGCCGCAGCAACGGGCGATGTCGTAGATTTTTTGAAAGGTCGAGCCGACAAGCCCGGGAAAATGATTCGGATGACCGGAGCGGATTCAAAATTCGAGTACATCAATCCACCGACCTCTTCCGAGACGCAGCAACGGGAAAAGGAAGACCTCGCGCAGTCCATCTTGTTCGACACTTTCACGCCCGAGTTTACACCCGAGAAAATGGCTGGGCTGGGAACTTTGTCGGGCGAAGCGATCAAACGCGCGATGGTACTGGGATATATCAAGCGCGAAAATAATAAAGAGATATACGACATAGCCGTAGATAGGGAGAAAAATCTTATTCTCGCTATTATGATGAATGTAACCCATATTCATTTGCGTCCTGATTTGGCTGCGCTCAAAATAGAACACGAATTTGCCGAACCGTTCAATGAAGATGTCACCGCACGTTGGGCGGCTATAGGCCGTGCTGTGCAGGATGGCGTTATGTCGCTGGAAAAGGGCGTTGAACTAATGGGAACGGCCGATGATGTTACCGCTGAAATCGAGCGAATAAAGCAAGCGAAGGCAGAGGCATCTATGAACAATATTATAGAGCCAACATTCTAATTCGAAACGATGCCCGGATTGAATTTGAAAGCCGCCCAATGGGAGCAACAGCACAAAACGCATGTCGAAGAATATCTACGACAGATAGAGGCTTTGTATGATGTGGCCTCGGATGAATTGATTCGACTGGGAATGGGATATAAATATCAACCCAATACGGGGCGATTGTTCGCCTTCTCATCAAACAAAAGCCGTAGTAAACAAGCCGATGCCTCGTTATCTTCATTCCGAAATAAGTTGTCCACTATAATTACAGCGGGGATCACTTCGGAATGGTTTTTTGCCAACGACAAGAACGATTCATGGGTAAAACAACTATTCGACAATCCGAAAAAAGGATGGATGCTTCACAATCTCGGTGCACTTGAGGCATTTCAACGTAGAACAACTTACGGGCATAATTTATCCGAAAGAGTTTGGAGTATCGCCAAGCAGTTCGAACGGCACATAGAATTATCCTTATCTATAGGTATCAGCGAAGGCCGAAGCGCTGCCGATATAAGCCGTGATGTACGCGTCTATCTGAATGAGCCGGACAAACTATTTCGACGTGTCCGAAATGCGTTCGGCAATCTTACCCTGTCGAAAGTGGCGCAGGCTTATCACCCTGGGCAAGGCGTTTACCGGTCATCTTATCAGAATGCTATGCGTATGGCTCGCACCGAAATAAACAGCGCTTATCGTGAAGCCGACAGTATCCGCTGGCAACAACTTGATTTTATTGTCGGATATGAGGTAAAAACATCAAAATCGCACGTACAGTGGCTGGCAAAGTTCTGGTATCCGCGCTTCAAAAAAGGGCGTGCGCCGCTGGAAATATGTGACGCAATGGAGGGAAAATATCCGAAATCTTTCAAATTCATCGGGTGGCACCCGAACTGCAAGTGCTATGCAGTGCCAATTATAGCCAACGAGGGCACGGATAGGGATTTTTGGGAGGAACCGCTGAATGAGGTCAAGGATGTGCCCGACAACTTCAAACGATGGGTCGAGGACAACACCGAAAGAATCGAAAAGGCGAAGAATTTGCCGTATTTCATAGGGGAAAACAAAAAACACTTCAATGATTCGCTGTTCATCAATCGCGATGCCGTATAACTCTTGGCAAAAGCGCAGTACGTAGGGAATAAGTTGCAAGGTGTTGCATAAGGAGTTGAGGCAAAGTATGAGGCATCGTGCACGCCTATAAACTACAAAAGCAAGAATAGCATCGTTCGCAAGGTGAAACAGGAAAGGCAAAATCTATTAACACCAGGTTTCATCGTCCATTTGGCGGACATTCTCTCCGTCACTGTAAGCACTGTTCCAAAATGAAACACCCTTTGTCCGGCGAAATAGTGCGTCGGTTAGGCGTGAGGTTGTTGCTATTCACCACATCCAAGAGGAGAAATGCAGTAAAAACGGAATGACCGACGGAAATAAGATGTGCCCCGCCGATCATTCCAACTAAAATAACACGATATGACAAAGGTACTGCACTGCGGCGCATTATGCAAATAATCGTATTAAAAATTCGTCAGTAATGCAGCATTTTTCTCTCGTTCCTCTCGCTCGAAGCTGGCAAGGTAGTTTTCCGTCGTCTTCAGATCTTGGTGGCCGAGGCTTTCCGATATGTAGGCGATATTCGCCCCGGCACGCTTCAACACCGTAGCGAACGAATGACGCGCCGTATAGGTCGATATGTTCCCAATTTCGAGCTGCTCCCCGATCATCCGCATCCGTTTATTGATTAACCCGGTAGCGGCTATTGTTTTAGCGTGGCTCTGCACCGCATCCTCCGACCCGTCGAGAATTGGGAAAATAAAGTTATTCGGTGCTGGAGTATTACCCCAGCGGTCGATAATAGCTTGCATCTGGGGAACTACCGCGACCCGGATTTCCTTACGGGTCTTAGTCGTGCGCTCGGTCTTTTGACGCACGAAACAGATTTCACCGTCCACAATATCACGATACCGCAATTTCACGAAATCGGCGACGTTGATCCCGTTACACAAGTAGAGGAACAGCCAATAATCCCGGTATTTGGCCGTTGCTTCGTTCCCATCCTCATAGCGGGCGATCTGCCCGATCTGCTCCAGCGTTAAAGCCAATTTACGGCCCTCACCGGCCTGTATTTCATATTTCCCTCGGCCGAACGGGTATTGCGCGGGTTTAATCGCATCGCATCGACAAGCATCGTTCAATATGGCTCGTAAATGGCGCATGTGTATTCCGATCGTTGTACGGCTCTTACCTTCTCCGAGTAGAAAGCGCTCATAACGTCTTACCCAATCCACCGTTATAGATTCAAGAGCAATACGATCCCCGGCAAACCGCTCCAATCCCTGTATAACAACATTATAAACCAGCATTGACCCGATACGATCCTGCTCTTTTAATTCCGCTATTTTAGCCGCAAATGCACGGTTAAGAGTATCAACCCCCGAACGTTTCAATCGCTTGTTGAGGCTATCGAATGAAAAAATACCGTCGCGTGCCAATTCCTCAACAACCCCACGAACAATTTGGTAACTGCTTTCTATATCTTTACGAACGGCCACAAGGGCGCGAACCTTCGTTGTAGTCAGACCTTCCCACTCATCCAAGGTAAGGTCTTTGCCCGTCGGATAATAGCGACGATCCCGGCGATAGGTTACACGAATTTTTACGGGGCACTTTCCGTTCTTTTTCGGATGACTCGTATCTATTATGGGCGCAACTGTTATTCCGTCTTTTGAATAGTTCATTTGATAGGATAATTATTATTTCAACACACAATTTCGACACAAAAATACAAAAACAAACAAAAATAGATAAAAATAAACAAAATAAAATCGCCACATTTGGAAGCTTAAAACATTGATTTTCATATAAAAATTCAAACAACACATAATTATTCAAAAATATAATTATGGGACTGAAAATCCTTGCACCGCCGTGGGCTGAATTATCCTCCGCAGTCGGATAATTTCGGGGTTCTTTAATCGGAGATTAGACTATGAATGAATCATTAAACTAAAAGAATAAGAAGAATGAAAAAGAAGAGCAAGTACGGGAGAAATCCCAAGTTGAACCCGAAGACACACTGCGTGATGGTGCGCTTCGATGATGAGGAATGGAACAAGTTTCTCACGATGTACGAGGAATCAGAGGTGTACGCTAAAGCCGTCTTTCTCAAGGCACACTTCTTCGGGCAGAAGTTCAAGGTACTGAAGGTGGACAAGACGATGGTGGACTACACGACTAAACTGTCGGACTTTCACGCCCAGTTCCGTGCCATTGGTACGAACTACAATCAGGTAGTCAAAGAGCTACGCTGCCATTTTTCGGAGAAGAAGGCGATGGCGTTGCTTTACAAACTGGAGAGTTGTACCATTGATCTTGTGAAGTTGAGCAGGGAGATTGTGGAACTTTCAAGGGAGATGTACGCTAAGTGGGAGCAATCAAAATCCGACTGATATGGCATCAGTAAAGGTCAAGTTCCGTCCATCTACCGTAAACGGTAAGGAGGGCACACTCTACTATCAGGTCATTCACAACCGTGTGGTCAGACAGATAAACACCGAGTATAAACTTTTTGTTTCGGAATGGGACAGCCATTCCGAAACGGTTGTCTTGCATCATCTATTGACAGGACAAGAGAGGAACAACTACCTGCTTTCAATCGGTTCACGCATCAAGTGGGACAAGGACAGGCTGAACAAAATCATACACAAGTTATTTCAATCCGGCACATTCGTAACGGATGATGTAGTCATGCGCTTTCATGAAAACAGGCAAGAATTGTCATTCAACGCTTACATCAGCCAACAGATAGCGAGACTGAAACGCTTGGGCAAAATACGCACCTCAGAGACTTATACAGCTGCACTCAGAAGTTTTAACGGTTTTATAAATGGCAAGGATGTCTTGTTTGACCAGCTTAATGCGGATTTGTTGGCAGAGTACGAGGCTTATTTGAAAGGAAGGGGAAATACGCCCAATACTATATCCTTCTATATGCGTATTCTAAAAGCCGTCTATAACCGTGCGGTGGAAGATGGACTGACCGAGCAACGACATCCGTTCAAGTCCGTTTACACGGGAGTGGAGAAAACAATGAAGCGAGCCTTGTCGCTCAATGACATCAGACGTATCAAAGGACTGGACTTGTCATTGAAGCCCAATCTTGATTATGCCCGTGATATGTTCCTGTTCTGTTTCTACACAAGGGGAATGTCGTTCATCGACATGGCTTATCTGAGAAAGAAGGACTTGCAGAATGGTACTCTTTCCTATCGCAGACGTAAGACAGGACAGCAGTTGTTCATCAGATGGGAAAAGTGTATGCAAGAGATTCTTGACAAATATCCAGTAAACGAAACGGAATACCTCTTGCCCATCATTACAAAACGGGACGAAGATTATCGGAAGCAATACGCCAACGAACTTCACCGTGTGAACCATCTGTTGAAGAAAATTGGAAAGCAGTTGGATTTGCCAATACCATTAACTATGTATGTCGGTCGGCACTCGTGGGCAAGTATCGCCAAGAGCCGTAATGTGCCCATTTCTGTCATAAGCGAGGGAATGGGACATGATTCTGAGAACACTACACAGATTTATCTTGCATCGCTGGATACTACAGTAGTAGATAAAGCCAATAAAAGAATACTGGATTTGCTGTGAAACCATGAATGTTTAGCGAATCCGTCCAACGCTTACCAAGAGAAGAACCTTTTTCCCTTATTTCCATAAGAAGAGACGGGCGTAAACTTGATATAAAATGCCTGTCGAAGTTGATATATTGGAAGATAGCATATTCCAGTTTTCACCAGAATTGCTGAACACCTTGCTCAAAGACCACACCACGAGCAGGGACGAAATGCAACGCAATATCTTCTGGGCTACTTCAGATTATGAACATCTTGGCAAAGAATACCAATACAATTCCCCTATCCTCCCACACCTTATAACAGGAGATAACGGACATATCATCATGCCTCGTGTCCTCAAAAGCCGTGATACCCAATCAACCCGTTCCCGTGATATGGCTGAGGTCTTCACTCCATCATGGATATGCAATGCACAGAACAACCTGATTGATGAAGCATGGTTCGGACGAAAGGATGTTTTCAATACCGAATATGCAGACGAACAGGGACATCATAAATGGAAAACAACGGAAGGCTGTATCATATTCCCGGAGGGCAAAAGTTGGAAGGATTATGTGCGTGATATCCGACTGGAAATCACTTGCGGAGAAGCCCCATATCTGATTAGCCGCTATGATACCACGACAGGAGAGACTATCCCTTTGGAACAGCGTATCGGTTTGCTTGACCGCAAACTAAGGGTGGTAAGCGAGAACACATCCACTTCGGGCGAATGGCTTGAGTGGGCACAAGAAGCCTATAAAAGTACCTACGGTTACGAGTGGCAGGGAGACAATCTACTCATTGCCCGAGAATCTATGCTTGTCTCTTTTGTGGAGTATTTTCAACAGAAATTTGGCAAATGCCCTTTACTGAAATCTATCAACTACATCGCTTACATCATTTCGTGGAACGTATGGCAGATGGACGGATTAAGAGGTGTCATTCCAAATAGTTGCGGAGAACGTAGGGAAGTTGTAGCCGACTTGTTCGGGACTACCGAAGTGGTCACCCAATGTGAAGGATGTCTGAAAGATGACATCCGCAGGCACAATGGGGTCTATTGCCAAATCAAGGATTGGCATGCTACCGACAAGGCAACAGGCAAAAAGGGAAAACGAATCCGATTTATAGACCTAATAAAATAGTGCGGTATGAAATTCACATCTTCACTAAAGTTAAAACTGATATATGTGTTCCGTATCAACGATGCTGCGCACAAGGGATGTCTGAAAGTGGGCGAAGCCACTTGTGACAATGACAATGTTTTCGGTCTTGCTCCCAACAGCAAGGCTCTCAACGAGTCTGCCAAGAAACGTATCAATCAATATACGCAAACGGCAGGTATAGCATACGACCTCTTATATACGGAACTTACGATATACAACAGCAAGTATGGTTTGTGTTCTTTCAATGACAAGGAAGTGCATAGCGTGCTGGAGCGTTCAGGTATCAAGAAAAAGATATTTGATACCGAGAACAAAGCCAACGAGTGGTTTATTACCGATCTTGAAACAGTTAAACGGGCAATAATCGCCGTAAAAGAGGGGCGTGAATCATTATCTTCTGCTGAGGTTTCACACGACAAAAGTCCTATTGTATTCCGACCGGAACAGCGTGAAGCTATTGAAAAGACTAAAAAGCAGTTCAAGAAAGGAAACCAGATGCTGTGGAACGCCAAGATGCGATTTGGTAAGACGCTGTCCGCATTACAGGAGGTAAAAGATATGGATTTCAGCCGAACCTTGATTCTCACCCACCGTCCGGTAGTTGATAGCGGTTGGTTTGAGGACTTTGGCAAGATATTCTATGATAGGCGGGATTTTGCATACGGCTCAAAGAATAACGGTGATAGTCATACTTCGCTGGAAACAAGAGCAAAACAAGGACAATGCAAATATGTTTACTTTGCTTCCATGCAAGACTTGCGTGGTTCTGAACTTGTAGGCGGCAACTTTGATAAGAACAATGAAGTGTTCGCCACCGCATGGGACTGTATCATCGTGGACGAGGCGCACGAAGGCACACAGACAGATTTGGGTAAGGCTGTAATGCAGGAACTTACGAAGGACAAGACCAAGATTCTGCGTCTTTCCGGCACTCCATTCAATTTGTTGGACGATTTCAAGGAGGATGAGATATATACTTGGGACTATGTAATGGAACAGCGTGCCAAAGCGTCTTGGGATGAGCTGCACTTTGGCGACCCGAATCCATACGCATCACTGCCAACCATGAACATTTACACCTATGACCTCGGACGATTACTCAATGAGTTCGTGGACGAAGATGTGGCATTCAACTTCCGTGAGTTCTTCCGTGTAAATGACAATGGAACTTTCGTTCATGACAAGGATGTAAGTGCTTTCTTGAATCTTATAACCAAAGAGGACCGGGAGAGTTGCTATCCGTTTGCCAATGAGGAATACCGCAATATATTCCGTCATACCCTGTGGATGCTGCCTGGAGTGAAGGAGGCACGGGCGATGAGTGCCATGTTGCAGACACATTCGGTATTCCAACATTTCAAGGTTGTGAATGTTGCAGGCAATGGAGATGAGGATGAAGAAAGCAAGGATGCACTTGTGGCGGTAGAAGAAGCCATTGGCAAAGACCCTGATGCCACACGTACCATTACCTTGTCTTGTGGCAGACTGACAACGGGTGTCAGTGTGAAGGCTTGGACAGCTGTGTTTATGCTGTCAGGCTCGTATAACACGGCTGCCTCCAGTTATATGCAGACTATCTTCCGTGTGCAGACTCCTGCCGCTATCAACGGAAAGGTTAAAGAGCAATGCTATGTCTTTGACTTCGCACCGGACAGAACATTGAAAGTGATAGCAGAAACAGCCAAGATTTCATCCAAGACAGGAAAGACCAGTGGCAACGACCGTAAGATTATGGGCGAGTTCCTGAATTTCTGCCCGATAATATCCATCGAGGGTTCCAAGATGAATCAGTTTGATGTGCCAAGGATGTTGGAACAACTCAAAAAGGTCTATGTGGAACGTGTCGTGCGCAATGGCTTTGAGGACAGAAGTCTGTATAATGATGAGTTAATGAAACTCAATGATTTGGAGTTGCAAGAGTTCGATGACCTCAAAAAGATTATCGGTCAGACAAAAGCCATGCCCAAGACGAATCAAGTGGACATCAACAATCAGGGGCTGACTGATGAGCAATACGAGGAACTTGAAAGTCTTGAAAAGAAATCCAAGAAGAAAGGTAAGGACAAACAGCCTTTGACAGAGGAGGAGAAACAACGACTGGAAGAACTGAAGAAGAAAAAGAACAATCGGGAAGCCGCTATTTCCATTCTTCGGGGTATATCCATCCGTATGCCTTTGCTGATTTATGGAGCAGAGTTGAAAGACGAGTCTCAAGAAATCACCATTGACAACTTCGCTTCGCTCATCGACCCTCAATCGTGGGAAGAATTTATGCCTAAGGGTGTTACCAAACAGAAATTCAACAACATCAAGAAATACTATGACCCGGAGATATTCTGTGCAGCCGGAAAGCGTATCCGGGCTATGGCTCGTGCTGCCGACAAACTCAGCGTGGAGGAACGCATCGAGCGCATAACGGATATTTTCAGTACATTCCGTAATCCGGATAAGGAAACGGTGCTTACTCCTTGGCGTGTGGTGAATATGCACCTTGGCGACTGTTTGGGTGGATATAACTTCTTTGAACAAGGGTATGAAACCACACTGTCCGAACCTCGTTTCATTGACAAGGGTGAAGTGACCGCCAATGTATTTGCCGAGGATTCTCGTATTCTTGAAATCAACTCAAAATCGGGATTATATCCCCTCTATATGGCATACAGCATTTACCGTACACGAGTAAAGAACTCTTTATTTTCGGTGTCAAGTATCGAAGACGAACAACAAATCTGGGACAAGGTTGTCGCAGAAAACATCTTTGTCATCTGCAAAACTCCCATGGCAAAGAGCATCACCAAACGAACCTTGATAGGCTTCCGCAAGGCTAAGGTAAACACCAGATACTTTGAGGATTTAATCAATCAAATTAAAAACAAACCTGAACACTTTATCAAGCAGGTTGATAAATTCGTTTCAGAAAGAACAGGAATAAAGAATATGAAATTCAATGCGATAGTGGGAAATCCACCGTATCAAGTTATGGATGGAGGCGCACAAGCAAGTTCTGTGCCAGTTTATCAGTATTTTGTTTCTATAGCTAAAAAAGTTCAACCCAATTTTATTTCAATGATTATGCCTGCTCGTTGGTATGCAGGAGGACGAGGGCTTGATGACTTTCGTGCAGATATGCTATCAGACAAAACTATTCGCAGCTTGCACGATTATCCGAAAGCATCAGACCTTTTCAGTAATGTGGGATCAAAGGTGGATTATGCTATTTCCTAATGGACGCAAAATATGATAACATAAAAACCGCACCTACCATAATTTCTCATACAGAAACTGGCGTATATGCTTCTCAAAGAAGCCTTGCTCAGAATACCTCTGATATTTTTATCCGAGATGGTAGAAGTATTTCAATCATCACCAAAGTAACGGAACAGAGTAGTGAATACATCCAATCATTTGTATCACCATTGAGACCATTTGGCTTGCGTGGTTATTTCGTGAGCGATCCCAATTTTCATGAAACATCTGATGGGCTGACAACTCCTGTTGTCTGTATTGGTAAAGGTCTCAAAAAAGGGTATGTGGAACGTAATCTTGTTCCTTTGCACACTAACTGGATTGATAGATTCAAAGTAATCATTCCTCGAGCAAACAACATTGGCACAGAGGCTAATGATGACAATCTTAATGCGTTTGTTGGAAAGCCTAACGAAATTTGTACAGAATCTTACCTTTGCATATTCGCAGATTCCAATGTTTCGTATGATGAGTGCGTAAATATTTGCCTATATCTCAAATCTCGCTTTGCGGAGAGTGTAAAATAAACTGTGTCAGGCTATAATAATAATAGTTTAACACAGTTTTTATAATATGGCCAATTTGGAAATAGACTACAAGAAAGCAGCCC